TCCAAAAGTTGAGGTTGCCGTCCATTGTGTATTTCCAGCTCCATCTGATGTAGTTAAAGCATAATCTGCTGCTGCTCCCACTGCTGCGGGTAGAGTAAGAGTATAAGAACCACTAACTGCTGTAGGGACATCTAAAGTAACAGCTGCTGAGTTATCAGCGTCATTGAATACAATAGCATTATTATTAACTAAAGTTATCTTTGAAGAAGTAGCCATAACATCTACAAGATCTGGATTCGTTCCATCATTAGCTGTTGCATAAATAATTTTAGTTCCTTTATCTGTAGCCGACCAAGTAACAGTGCCACCTGAACCAGTGACATATTTAAATTGAACTGTGTATGCACCTGATGAAGAATTTTTAATTATATAAAAAGTTTGAACATCTAAAGGAATTGTTACTATAGTAGCTTCACCAATTGACCCTGTAAATTCTATAACTCTGTGTGCAACTTGGTTACCATCTGTTGCTGCTCCATCGGATACAGCTAAAGTAGTGGGAGTTGATGTTATAGCTATTGAAACATAGCCACCAGCAATCTGTTCTATGATTTGTAAATTTGTATTAGTAAGAGTACCCCACTGACCGGATTTTTCTCCAGTCACCATTAATTCGGTCCCTAATCCTGTATAACTTGATGGCATAATTTATCTCCTATTCATTATAAATTCGTTAAGCCGCAGTGTCAACTTCTACCCAGGTATTAGTTACTCCTGGATTAATCTCTGTCCAATTATTCCCTGCTCCCGGAACCACTGGCGACCATGCACCTATCTTAACATTTTGTAGGGTCGCTGTCATGCCTTGACCTGTTAATCCTACGACTACATCATCTACATCCACAGTTCCAACAGAGCCTGCTAATGCTTGACCTGTAACTTCTGCAACTGCAACTGCATCAACCGTTCCTAAAGAGCCGGCTAAAGCTATTCCAGTAGGAGTTACATTGGCATCAGCTACTGTAGATTCATTACCTAAATAGCCTGTTAAACTTTGTCCTGTGACTGGCACTTCAACACCAGGAACCGCAGTTTCATTTCCTAGAGAGCTGGTTAAAGCTATTCCTGTAAGAGTAATATTAGCGTCTCCAACAACGGTTTCTGTTCCGATAGATGTTGTAAGAGCTATTCCTGTTGGTTCTACTTCAGCGTTTGCACCAGCGAGTACAGTACCTGTAGTCATGGTAGCATAACTACCAGTCAGAGTAATATTAGCGTCAGCGGTAACCGTTTCAGTTCCGATAGAACCTGTTAATGCTTGGCCAGTAACAACTACATCAATACTAGGAAGAACTGTTTCATTTCCTAAATAACCGGTTACATATTGTCCAGTAAGAGTAACATTAGCATCTGCGCTAACTGTTTCAGTTCCAATAGATATTGTTAAAGCTTGTCCACTAACTGCCGCCTCTATAGAAATAGATGCAATAGCCGTTCCCGCACTTGTGGATAAAGTAGAAAGTTGAACTCCATTACCCCAAACTCCGTCACCGAAGCCTTCGACTAATGAACCCCATGCACCATAATTAAAACAAGACCGTTATCTTCCCAGAATTGTTCGCCCCATGCGTTAGAGCCCCAACCTGATGGTGCACCCGCCATTTAAAACCTCCTAAGCTATTCTTAGAATCGCTGCAGATGTTGTAAATGCTGGAAATTGTATTGTAAACGTTCCTGCTGTGGCAGTTTTATCTCCACCAAAGTCCAAGACAGCAACTGCTGCGTTAGTGACTGTTGATGAAGTATTATAGATTAATGCGCCTCTTGCCGTTAGGGTTACACCCGTAAACGAAAGATTTGCAAAATCTACAATAGCCGTTAGTGTAGCGACCGAAGTTTGTTGTCCCGTTAATGCTTTGCCGCCTGCAGTATAGTCTCCACTGCCTGTGTCCGTTGATTCTCCAGTAGCGGTATACGCTGTCGCTGAAGCACTTAAATTTGCCGTACTTAAATATAAAGCAAGTTTAAATTTATCTTGACCCGTTGCAAAATTTGCGTCCGCGTCAAGAAGTTGTTTTTTAAATGCTGTACATATTGCTTGTGCTATTGCCATTATTATTCTCCTTAATAAATTTTTTACGGTGATGGAGAAGGCACTTTAATTCGTGGCACTCCAAAATCGTAATCATCTCTACGTCTTCTACCCATTTGTTGAAGCGCGTAAGTTTGTATAGCTTCATTATACTTTGCTTCATACAGCTTGTACATATCCATAGGCCCTTTTAAATAGCCATAACAATTGACTAGACCTCCATAAAGTAATAAATCCGGATCCTTGGTTGAAAGGGTCGTGGTTGTATTAGAAGAGGTTAAAGCTTCTGGAGTAAAGATATAATTCAATTGCACCCCATAAACCACATCTGGAGTCGGAGCCATAACTATGTTATTTGGATCCCAGTTTGCATAATATTTAGGAGTCGCTGAAGCACTGGTTGAAGGATAAAATTCACTTATAAAACTGGTATCTCTTTTTTCCAGCATTGCTCTTTCAAAAGAAGCATCCCCTGTTTTACTTGTTAATTGTAAAGATCGGATGATATAGCAGTCGGTTGGTAATAAAAGATAACGATTCGTTCCAGTAGATAAAGAAGTTTCATATTTTCTAGAATAATCTGCATCNACTTCCCTAAAGATTTTAAATTCTACATCCCTNATAATACCGTCCAAGATTGTAGAAGTTAAAACACTGCTACCTACTTCAGTGTAGTCTCTTAATTTTGTTATAAGCTCTGCATACGTCATGTNATACTNACCGTTACATTTGCAAGCGTTATTCTAGCTTGCCTTTTCTCATTTGCTTCATTAGCAGTTTGAGGAGGTTGCATGCTTCCCGAACCACTAGCTGCTTCACTTGGAATTGGATTTATATTTCCATTAATATTAAACCAAGCTGCTGGATCTAATTGTACTAGAATTCCGCTTCGATGCAAAGGTCTTGGGTTTCTTATTGCAACAGGATCGGCGCTGACTAATTTAGGATTTATTTGAGGTTGTTTAGCTTCCCATTCACTAATGTGAACAAAAGCTCCCGTCCATTCAAAAACCATTTCTGGATACGGAAACTGCATTCCGGATCTATCCGATATAGCTAAAGCATGTTTTCCACTTGCAAATTTAGCCATTAGATCCCCGCTGGAAAGTAATCTTTAGGAGTGATGTAAACCGAAGTTCGTTGGCCGTCTTCTACTAAGGCTCTGGACATTTCGTCTTCGTAAATAATTTTTAGCATTTCTACTTTTTCAGGAGTTTTCTTTTGTGCTAAATAATAAGCCAGTCCTGCACACATCGCCGGTTGAAATCTATAAACTACATCAGCTTGCTGACCTGAATAAGCTGTCGCATCTTCCAATTTTTTAACGTAGTAATATTTTAAATGAGTATAGGTACTCGCGTTAGGCGTTTGATATAAACTGACAATAGGAGGTTGAACCCTACTGACATAATATTGTGAAGGTTGTCCGACAGATCCCTTGTTAGGGATGGACGCATATTCGGATCGTGAAACTTTTGTTAAAGCTACATCCTGGGTGTCTGAAGCCAGAGCAGCCGTAGAAGAAATATACGCTTCTAGAATCACACTGCAATTGGCTGGAGCTGTATAGTCTGTAGTTCCATTAACCATTGCTACGGAATTCAGAACCACTTTCCATAAGTGGACTCCTCTGTTACCCCATTCTGAAAATAAAATATTTAGACTTCTTCTTGCAGTTTTAAGATCGTAACCGCTATTGGTGTTTAGGCCACAACGTTCATAGCCCTCTTGAATTATCTCGTCTATATCGAGATCGAATGATGTTGAACCTGATGTCGCCATAATGCATTATAATAAATCCAAATCGACTCCTCTGCCGATAATGATTTCTCCGCCTGTTGATTTCTTTTGTACTTTCTTTTTCTTAACGATGTTAAAACTTTTAGAGTGTTTATTAAAAGACTCCATTGTCCCTTTTTGAAGGTTTTCTTTTGACAATAAATTACGCTTTCCTGCTTGATAGGCTGCCGCCAGTCCATAACCTACTGCCGCAACTTTGCCCGCTGTTCCAAGAAATTTTACATGTCTTGGCAATGTTGTCGCAGCAGATAAAGCTCTA